ATTCAATATGAGAAGGAATGGTTGGAGATTGGTGACTATGTATTCAATGATGTATGCTTTGAAGCCAAGTCGTCTTTCGATTTCCTACAGTCTGTGATGAACAAGAGACTGTGGAACCAACTAGACAACATGGACAGGGCATTCGACAACAACGTGGTGATAGTGTATGGTGACTTCAAGTCAGCATTCGACTCCTACAAGGCATATGGACAGGGCCACTTCAACACTGTATCAAATAAGTTCCATGGAGCCATGGGCAAGATAATACTAGACTTGGACTCAAGCATACTATGGGTCAAAGATGCGAAGACTGCGGCACACATGATTTGTGTAGTCTGCAAGATGCAACCAATCGCTAGGGATGTGTATAACCCTAGACTGATTAAGCAGAAGAGAATCAGCACTACTGATTTGAGATTAGATGTACTCACGACCATACCGGGAATAAGTGAGAAGAAAGCCAAACTACTCATTGATGAGTTTGGTTCTATCATGGAGATAGGAGAAACACCACCATCGGAGATTGCTATGCTAGATGGGTTCGGTAAAGTGTTAGCAGAGAGAATCCATGAGTTATTGAACTCAGAGGACAAACAGGTGATATGAATGGAAATATACGATAATGATGAAGAAGACAGACTGTATTTTGAGCAACAGGAGAACACCGCTTCTTTCGCTCAGATGCAAAGAAGAACGCAAGCGTCGGTTCTACCGAAGGTAGTAGAGGCATACATGAGAAGTGCATCAGAGGTATCTCTGCACAATCCTGTTCCCTCGGCTATGTCCTTCTATGTGCTACTAGGACAGTTGTGCAAGGACATGGTAGCGATACCACATGGTAGGAGAATAGACGATACTAGGATACAGTTCCTATGGATGCAGACATCCGGTACTGGTAAGTCCACCCTATACGATTTCTTTGGGCCTGTATCAAAGTTGACGTTTGACCTAGTGAACCAGAAACACGGTACGCAGTTTGATATATTCTCAGTGAAGGATACTACTGATGCGGCACTGGTTGGTTCTATGGGAAGCGAGATTCAGGAAGAAGAAGATGAGAACGGTAATATGGTCAGAAGACAGGTTGCCATTCAAATCGATGGAGCGTTGGAAGGCGAAGGACTAGCCGCATACGATGAGTTTGAGTATTCAGGAGTGTTCAAGCAATCACAACACAAAGAGAACGTGGTGATGTATCTCAATACGTTTATGAATTCTCTACATGGTGAGAACTGGGTCATCACGAAGAAACTCAAGGAAGGCGATACCATTGAGTGCAGATGTCAACGGTCACTGTTTGCTACCACATACATACCCAAGACACTGACAGGAGTTATCGCTGAGAAGGGTGTGATTCAAAGATGCGCTATCTACATTCGTGAGGTTCCACAGACAATCCAAGACGAACTACGTGATGCTATCTTGGAGGAAGTGGGTACTATCCGAAACAGAGATTTGCCTATCACCAAGTTCGCCAACAACTTCGTTAAGATGTACGAGGTATTGAAGCAACATTACGAGGAGAACGGAGAAGACCCGTTGTCCACAGTGAAGTTCGGTGATGGTGTCATAGATGCGTTGAAGAACGAGTCATGGAAGATGAGGAACTACGTTACCAACAGTAGACCCGAAGTGTTTGAGATTGCGAGTAACTTCATCACTAGGTTGAATGGTACTCTCATTCGGATGGCTGTTCTTTCTGCGATAGCAGAAGCACCGAGCATAACGGACAAGTCGAAGAGATTCATCGTAACTGAGAGAAACGTGAGACAGGCTTCGTTCCTCGTAAGGCAATGCTATCAGTCACTAGTCTCTTGGTTGGATATGGCACTGAAAGTTCAGGCGAATGGATTGAAGGACAGGGCAAACCTAGCGATATTCAAGAAAACGTACAAGCAACTTCGCAAGGGAGATGACGATTGGGTGAACAAGACTGCAATGTTGGACTCCGTAAGGAAGGAAAGTCGCAAGGGACAAGCCACGGTTTATCGCTGGTTCAATGACTTAGGTGACAATTTTGAGACAAAGATGATAGGGCGAAGGGCTTATGTGCGGTTTAAGGAGGCAGAGGGTAATGAGTAGTATATTTGAGAACAAATATGTTGTTTTTAACACCAGTGATGGACCCAAGGTAATCCTAGAATCTCTGAATACCTACGGTGCTGACGGTTGGGAATTGGCTACGATGATAACCATAAATGATGGTCAGTACATTGTTGCTTATTTGAAGAAGGCCACTTTGATAGAGGCTCCCAACCCCGAACAAACTAAGCAAAATAAGATTGCAGAGTTGTGGTCTGGTGATGAGGGCAAAGAATGAGCGTTTTAGCAATTGACTTGGAAACCAAGAATATGTCTCACGACATAGGCGGTTGGGGTAATACCCACATGTTCCAAGTGTCAACGGTATGTACATGGGATGGTGACAAGGGAACCATATACATTGACAAAGCAGTGGATGATTTGAAGAAGAGCAATATAGAAATCAAACCTCTGTCACAATTGAAGTTTGACTTGGATGACCATCTTGAGAAAGGAGGCACTTTGCTTGGACACAACATCGCTGGCTTTGACCTACCCGTATTGAAGAACGCAATGGACATCTACTGTATCAAGAAGTATCTGGACAACAAGGCATACATCGATACGAGTAGGATACTCAACAAAGAATACGGTGAGAGATACTCCCTATCGAATCTGGTACAGCATACTCTTGGTTCTGACAAGATGATGGAGAGCGCAATGGCTCCCGAAGTATGGAAGGCTGGTGGATACTCAGAGGTAGCAGATTACTGTTTGAAAGACTGCCAGTTGGTGTATGACCTTTGGCAACACGGCCAAAACAATAAAATGGTGAAGGGGTTCTCAATAGACCAAGAGGAAGTCCTCGATTTAGGAGTTGATTGGTAATGGCAACGGCATTGGAATGGGTGGCATGGACAGTATTTGTACTTGTGATTAGCCTACTTTTCTTCGCGGCGTTCGGCGGTTCCAAGTATTCAGAGACTAACATAGAAGAGTACATGGACAAGTTGATTGCTGAGGAGATGGAACGTAGTGGCTCTCAAGGAAACATGTAGGTTCTGTGGAAAGGAAACTATTCCTATTCGCATACAAGGGCAGATAGTAGGCTCTTCTGTCAAGATGAAGATTTGGCAGTGTAGAGAATGTAAGGGGCTTTGGTCGGATTAATTTCCGGCCAAGGCTCCGCTTTTTTTATCGCAAAAATTGTGACTTTTACTAGTCGAATCCTCACGAATTCGTTCTGCATTAGGAATAAACTATTTTTTGTGTAAAAAGACCCACTTCCGAAGTTTAAATACGAATAAATGTGTGATTTTTCACTTCCGAAACTGCTTGCGGCCCAGTCGAAAGTCTGCACTACACAGTAAAAAATTTCACATCTAATAAAAAAGTAAAATAACTAGTGGTGTAAATTCTGCACCACATGGATGTTGGGAGGAAAACTGAATGGCTAATGAGAAGGATAGGCATATTGATTTGATGAAGAAAAAACATCCTGATTGGGACTGGGACTACTGGGTGGCACAGGTTACATGATACACACTACTAAAATTGAGTTTGAGATTTACTACAATCAGGGGAAACTGTACAGGGAGAAATGAGAGTTGGAGTATAGTCCCTTTCTTCCCGTCTATATTTTGATGGGTTTCTTTTTCTTCTGTGCCACATTTCTTTTGGTGAATGAGTTCAAGGAACTAGCCAAGTATTTCAGGGGTGAAGAACAATGATTGAGATTTTGGATATGGGACTTCTGGATAATTTCAGCGTCGAAGTACCCTTGAGTTTCTACACTCCCTACCTAGTCGTCTTCGCAAGCGGTCTGATTTCGTGGTTGGGTAGGTTAGACCACCTTGCTATGGAGTGGGCCAAAAGTGAGGCTCTCTAGGGTGGGGTAAAACGACCATCTAGAAAACTAATTTACAATGGGGTTGCATTTTGGATTTACCGTTGAAGAAGGTAAGATTGAATCGCTTTCGTTGGTGGGACTGCGAGTTAATCTAGCCAAGATGGTATCGTTGGTAGGTTTGCCATCGCTTCATATGGGTCATCATAGTCACTTGGCAAATCAAGAAGTGCCTGTCTGTATGTAGCCAACTCAGTTTGCTGTGCTTCTGTTAGAGTGTTGTAAAGCAAGACCCCTTGATACACATCTACTCTCTTCAAGCGGAAGTTTCTTTTCGCTCTCAGTTCATCCCATGCAAAGGCAAACTTTTCTGTTTCATCATATTCTGAATGTCCCGGCCCTACGTTTTCATGGACTGTTACTTTTGGGTTTCTTTCCTGTTCTTCTTCACCATGTTCAACCATATTATCACCTAAGCATTATCAATGCTAAACCAAACATCCACTATGTAATCGCCCATGTCCACCGCACCTGAGTTTCTTCTTACTCCTAAAGTATCACCTGCATCGT